ATCATTTGGAAGAGCATACTGATCCTTACTCTCAAGGTTATATCGGTGTTGCGAAAGTCACGCGCTATGCAAACAGATGGAATAACGACTTCAAACGAAATTACGTAGGGTCAATTGTTTTTTATCTTGCAATCCTGAAATATGGAGATGATAAAATTGAGACTTCCGTTTTGAGAGATTGCGAAACAATTGATCAAGCAAATCATTATGAATTGCATTATCGACCGTCACCCTTAATAGGTTGGAATATTCGGCAAGGTGGTGGAAATCATGGAGCAATGTCTGACGAATCAAAGAGGAAACTTTCAGCTACTAAAAAATCCATGCCTTATCCGTATGAAAAGATATTCACTTCTGAAACTAAAGAGAAAATCAGGCAGTCAAAACTTGGAAATAAAAACATGCTTGGCAAGCACCACTCAAATGAAGTGCGCGAACATATGGCAGAAAGTGCTAGAAAACGCGGCGTTTCTCAAAGCACTAGGTTGGCGACGTTTCAAAAAGTTCAATGTATCGAAACTGGACAAGTATTTGAATCGCAGGTTGCCGCCGAAAAAGAAACTGGAATACTGCATAAGTTAATATCTCAAAGCTGTTGTAATTCAAATAGGACCGCTGGCGGATTTCATTGGAGAAACATTGATTATTAATGCCAGCCGAAGCACCCGGATCCATGCGGATCCGGGTGCTTTTTTGTTCTATGGAGGAATATGACCGCCGAGATCCGAAAAGCTAAAACTCGTTTTTATGGGAGCTTGACATATATATACCATGATGGTATTATCCATCCACGCATAAAAAAGGAGATCAAAATGAACGAAGTTCCAGCTACCAATCAACTCAATATAACCATCATGTATTTCACTGGCAAGACTCTGCCGGATAGCCTGGAAGCGGCGGTGGATTGGGCGAAGTCTCGCGGTGTGGCGATTGGTAATTACTATGTCCAGAAGTCTGATGGACGTTCCATACTGGTAGATTATCATGCGTAGACTCAATCATTCCAGCGCCCGCCAGATCCGAGCGATTGTCAAAAAGCAATGGGATGCGATCCAAGCTGACATTGCCAATCCACCCGACAGGCACGTTGCTCTCGAGCAGATCAAAGCCATGATGCCCGACCGGGAGGAGTATTACAACTGGTTCAATAATGTGTATGAATTGAAAAAGACCAGCGTTGAAAAGTATGAAAAGGCTATCTTCGACAAGCTGGAAGATCTGATCGGTGCAGATGAGAATAAGAATAGTAGCGGAGAGTCAACTAATAAACGATACAACAATAAGCGCGTACCGGGGAAGACTTGCCCAAAATGTAACATTACCCTGATTGTCAATGAGCGTGAGGTCAAGACTGATGATCCTGAAAATCCTTATTACGAGCGCCGTCTTGTATGTCCAAACTTTACAGTAAATGGATGCAGATACAAAGAAAAATGGACACTGGAAATAAGAGCTATTCTTGACGCGGAAGTACTTAATGAGATTGACGCTGATTTTTAGGGAAGTGGTAAAATGGCACAGGTCGGCGGATCGGGTACGCCCGCGTGCTAATTGCCGTTACCGACCTGTATTGAAAGTGCACCCACTCAGGTGCACTTTTTGTTGTTTTGGTATATAATGTCAAATATGCAGCAAGTACACGGTAATTTTATCCCCGGCGGATCGGCTGAAATATTTGGCAAAGTTTCGCATAAAATCAAATGGCGTGTTTTGTTTGTCAGTATGTGCGCCGATAGATTGGACAGCCTAAAGGCGGCGCATGATGAAAAGGGACTGATAAAACTTGCGAAACGATACGAGCGAAATGGGGCGGCGACAACTGCCAAGAGGATACGCTTGATGGCGAGTGAGATGTGACAAAGAAGCAACCTGAGATAATCAAGTTCCAAGCGCAGGTTTACCAGATACGCACAACTGTAGACGGGGGTGCTAATGTTACTCTTGCTCTGTCAGGAAAAGAAATAAAGGCTCTTACTCAATTGCTGAAAGTGAAAGAACAGGTAGGAGTTATATTGGAAGTAGCCGCCGTTCCTGTAAAATTAACAATTCAACCACCCGTAAAAAATGAAATTACCCGAAGAAAAGAACGATACCCCTACAAATCTACTAAGCAACGATGAACTCGCGTTTGTAGCCGCTTATTTTGAATGTAATATGAACGGCACGCGGGCTTATATGAAGTTACACCCCAAGGCAAGCTACCAATCAGCAAAAGCCTTATCCTCCGCAACCTTAACAAACGTTAACCTTAAAGCGGAGATTACTCGTATATTGACCGAACGCGCCATGAGTGCAGAGGAAGCGGTTGCAAGGATGGGAGCGATTGCAAAAGCAGACATATATCCATTTATCAGAACTGGCGAGGACGGATTTGTTTATTTTGATTTGTCCGATCCGCAGGCGCAAGAGCATTTATATCTCATCAAAGAAATGGAAACAAAGCGGGAGCGGCGCATTGAGGGAAAAGGAAAGGATGCCGAAGTATGGGAAGGGGAATGGGTAAAGGTGAAATTGCATGATGCTTATATTGCCCTCCGAGACATTGCCAAGATGCACGGTAAACTTACTGAAAAGGTTGACATGACAAGCAACGGCGAAACACTAAAACTAAAGGAAGATAATGCCGGATTTGATAGAGCCATTTCTACACTCGCTGATGTTCTCCGAGAAATCGTATCTGACAAGGATACAAAACAGAACGGCGAAATGGAAACCCCAAAGTAAACCTCAGTGGCTCGCATTCCTATCTCGTGCTGATGAATTATTCTATGGCGGAGGTGGAGGCGGAGGCAAGTCCGATCTAGTTTTGGGACTTGCTGGTGAAGCTCATCAAAACTCAATTATATTCAGGCGTGTATTTCCAAACCTTCGTGCATTAATTGAACGGTCAAGGTTAATATACAATCCTAATAATGCTGCGCATGGAAAGAATAGTTATAACGAAAGTTTGCATGTATGGCGACTGGATAGTGGCTCAATGGTTGAATTTGCCGCAATGCAATATGAAAAAGATAAAAGCAATTTTCAGGGAAGACCACATGATTTTATTGGCATTGACGAAGCGCCTGAGTTTACAGAGAGTCAGGTGTTATTTGTAACGGCGTGGAATAGATCAACAGATCCAAAACAAAGAGTGCGGGTGATGCTGACGGGCAATCCCCCGCTTGACGAATCGGGCGCGTGGATTGTAAGGCGTTACGGCGCATGGCTGGACAAGAAGCATGCACATCCTGCAAAGCCTGGAGAATTGCGCTGGTATGTGACATTAGACGGTAAAGAAAAAGAGGTGGATAGCGGCGAATCGTTTGAATATAAAGATGAAAAAGTATATCCGAGGTCAAGAACATTCATCCCCGCATTGTTGGATGATAACCCGTTTTATGCAGAGGATGGCGGGCGTTACAAATCAGTCCTTCAGTCACTTCCAGAACCATTGCGCTCGATGCTTTTGTATGGAGATTTTGACGCAAGTAATACACCGGACCCGTTTCAGATCATACCTACTGAATGGGTAAGGCTTGCTCAAAAGCGATGGATGGAACGTGAGAAGCCGACAACTCCACTAACCGCAGTCGGCATTGACCCATCACGCGGCGGGGCGGATAAAACTGCGTTGGCGATGAGATATGACAATTATTTTGATGAGGTCAAGTCATGGGCTGGCGTAATGGTAAAAGACGGCGCAATCATGGCAGAATTGGCGCGTCAAATCATTGGTAAGAATACTCCAAACTATATTAACATTGATGTGAGTGGAATTGGATCGTCCGCTTACGATCATCTAAAACCAATGTATAAAAATGTAATCCCGTTCAATCCAGCCGAATCCTCTGAGTATAGAGATAAAAGTAAAAAACTAAAGATGAGAAATAAACGCGCCGAAATGTATTGGAGAATGAGGGACGCGCTGGACCCCAACGGCGGTGATAACCTAGCCCTCCCGCCTGACACAGAACTGCTTGCTGACTTATGCTCCGCCCGTTATGAGGTATCAAGCGCAGGCGTAAAGGTGGAAGATAAGGAAGAAATAAAATCCCGTATTGGTCGCAGCCCGGATATTGGAGAGGCGGTAATGATGTGTAACTTTGTGGAGCAGGTGAACGGACTCAAACTCAATCTCATCGCAACGCAAGGCAATTATTTGAATGGAAATCCAGTGACACAGGACAATGTCAAGCGACCTTATTAATATGTAATGCATCGCAGAATGGCGTATAATCAAACCAATGAACAATGCCCGCGACACAGGAATGTCCGGGCAATTGACCAAAGACCTAAGGAGTCTCTGATGAAAGAAATTGTAGCAGGTATCTATCAGATTGTAAATCTAATGAATGGAAATATGTACATTGGCTCGTCCAGCGATATTCCGAAGAGGTGGAGAGGGCATTGCCATTTATTGAATAAGAACAAACACCATTCACCGCACCTTCAACATGCTTGGAATAAATATGGATCAGGGAGTTTTGAGTTTCGTATTGTTGAATATTGTCAATGCGTCAAAGAAGTTTTGATTGAGCGTGAACAGTATTACATTGATTTATGGAGACCAGTCTACAATATTGCACCAAACGCAGTAAATGGATTAGGGCAAGAGCATAGTCAAGAATTTAAAGATAATATGTCGCTCAGGATGAAGGGACATAAGTACAATATTGGGCGTAAGGCTTCCGAAGAAACAAGGCTAAAGATGTCTATTGCCCGCAAGGGAACAAAGGCATCTGATGAAACTAAGGCAAAGCTATCTGCTATTCAAAGAGGAAGGTTTGTCTCAGAGGAAACCAGAGCGCGTCAATCTGAGAACAGCGCGAGGAAAGGCAAGCCGGGTTATTGGACTGGCGCAGTGTTCTCGGAAGAGCGACTAGAAAGAATGTCTATTTCCCATTTTGGAAATAGACATTCACAAGAAACGAGGGACAAGATGAGTTTAATTTCTAAAAGCAGATCTCAGGAGTATCTACTAGAGATTGCTGAAAGAAAACGTGCCACTTGGAGAAGGAAGAAAGAAATACAGGAGAATCAAGATGAGTGATAATTCAGGATTAATTGCCGATGCAATGAAAAAAACCATGCCCACAATTTCGCTATCTATGGATGTCGATGACTCTTATAAATCATGGATAGCCTCACAAGGCGCACGAGTAAGTTTGTTTAGAGATTATGAGCGGGGAGATCATCGGTCAGGAATTACAACTCAGATGCGGAAGATGCTTCGACTACCTCTTGATATAACTGGAATGAATGATTTTTGTGACAACTACTGCGGTGTAGTTGTGGATAAAATGGCAGGTCGCCTGCATGTCAATGAGATTTCGTTGGGCGATATGGAGCAGGATAAAGAATGGCTGTCGCCGCTCTTGGAGTACAACCATTGGACAGCGTTACAGGGAACGACCTTCCGGGGAGCGATACGGGATGGTGACTCGTACATCATGGTTGAGCCAGAAACCCTAGAGTGGACGAGTGAAGCGGCATACGATGGATACTCCGGCGTGTTTGCCATGTTCGAGAATAATCAATGTACCCCGTATTGGGCGTGCAGGATCTGGTCAGAGGCGGTGTTGGAAGACCAGAAAGAAACGATGCGGATTGTTGTCTATGAACCTGACAAGGTAAGTTACTGGCGTGGTCAGGAGAATGGGACTGAGATCATTCCAGACAACAGGTTTACGTTGCGTGAAATCGCAACACCCGGCATAAAAGTAGACGTGCCTGCGGATGCTGATATGGATACCACCTTCGTAAACTATCGTCCGTGGCCTGTTTCGATGGTCCCGGTCATTCACTTTGTCAACAAGTACGACAATTATTCAGACAGTGGAGAGAGTGAACTTCGTCCAGCTATTGCCTTACAGGATGTGTTGAATAGAACACTTCACAGTATGGTCATGGCATCCGAGTTCAGCGCATTCAGCATCCTTTGGGCGAAGGGAATTGCCATTGACGTTGATGGGATCGTACCCGGTGCAGTTATAAACCTTCTTGTCAAAGACGCAGAAGGTAAGGTGCTTGACCCTACTCCAGAAGTGACGGCTTTTTTGAGTGCTGTTCAGGTTGGGCAGTTCCAAGGATCAGACATCAGTCAGTACACGAACCAGATTGATAGGATTGTTCGTGAAATCAGTCAGGCTACCCAGACCCCGATTTATGGCGTGACGAACACAGGCGGAGTATCTGGTGAGGCATTGAAGCAACTTGAAATCGGTCTGATTGGAAAGGTGGAGAGATTCCAGAACCAGAACACCGATGCGATACGCGACTTGATAAAGTTATCTGCCGAGATACAGACTACCTTCCAGACAGACTATGATGGTGTGTCTGCTCCAAAGATCGAAACAGTATCAGTCGCGTGGAAGTCACCTGAAATCTTGGATGTAACTGCGCAGATAAACGCCCTCGTCGTGATGCGAAGGGACGCGCCGAACCTGTGGCCGGACGACTGGTATCGGGCTAAGATTGGCGGCTTACTGGGAATGAACCAGTCCGACATCAAGACCGAAAGCGATAATGCCAAGAACGAGAAGCAAGCCGGCATTGATGCCATAG